GGGGATCTTTCTGGGTTTTTTGCGGAGAGACTAACCTTTTCCCATTCAATATCAATCAGCATGCTTTCGGTATATACGCCGCGCCCAGTGTGCGACGAATGGCGGCAGTACCACTTATCCGCCCCCTTTAGATCAATAAGCGCACCATGTTCTTTATTCTGCGGACAAGCAGGACCCCAGTACCAACCATCACGAATCCACGGAACCCTGATATCCTCCCTAGAGGTAGGTTCTGTCCGCAAGTGATCCGGAAGGCTCTCGGGTGCTCGGTGGCGCTTCATCTAAGGAGAGTAATATGATTGACGACCAGCAAGTGTCAACAGGAGAAAGTGCTGAGTTTGATCCCGAAGATCTCGTGTTGACATGCATCAACTGCGGGCGTATGCTAGAAGAACGTAAGTGTAAGTTAGTCTGTGCTTGTGGCTATTTCGCTTCGTGCTCAGATTACTACTAGGAGGCAGTATGTCGGACGCAGTAGTAGATATCAGCAAGTTGTCTATTGATGAGGAACTTAGCAGCCTAGATGCGATCCTTTGGGCGAATCAGAGGATTTGGCTAATTGAGCGTAGCGAGAAGGGCATTTGGGGTATTGCTATCGTAAAAGACCTTCCCGAGAGCCAATGGCCAGAGCCGATAGAGGGTGAGCCGCTATCCAAGTCAGATACCTGGGTCACCATTGCATACCGCAGGCACGAAAACCTTGCAAAAGCGATACGCGATGTGCGGGAAGATGTGATTGCCAGAAACGCAAAACAGGTAGCCGACGACGAAGAGGCTGATCTTGCGGCAGAAAAGCAATTCACCAAGCCGATTAACCCAGATCCAATAACCGGAATCGCCAAAGCCTTGAAAGACTGAGATGGCATACTCCATTGCCAATATTCCCCCGATCTCGTGCTGGGTGAGGAAGGAGTACCTGAGGGACCTGAAAGACGGCCATGGGGAGTTCACGCCAGCCTATTGGGTGACCGTGAAGGTCATCAGGCATCGAGCGCTCTACATTGAGGCGTTTCTCCCAGAATACGGAGCCCTCTATGACAAACTTCCAATAAGTGCCTACGTGCAGCGCCCCGCGACTCCCACTCCAGACCTCTCGCTTGGCGACCTTCAACTCTGGGATGCCAATTCCCCGCAGGTGTCGGTCATAGAGAAGGCAGTGCTCAAAAACATGCGTTGCAAGTACCGCACGCAAGATGGCGGATGGCACTCCGGCCACTACCTCTTCACTGTTGACATGGTCCACTCCGACCCTAACGAAATTGACGCTAACTGGGCACGACTTCCCGCTGAGCACAAGTCGTACAACTTCATTCGCCTAGACAACGGGCAGTTTGCCGCCCAGCCCAACAACCGCGTGCTTTGGGAGGATGAGGCCCTTGTATATAGAAATACGAAGACTCCCGACTTCAAGGTCAGCACGAAGGAATTTTCGGCAGAAGCCGGAAGGTGGAAGCTTGGCGACGAAGACTCTTGGTCTTACGAGCCAGAAAAGAAGTGACCGCCGGGAGAAAGGAATAAACCCGGCGGCCTGGCGCATCATAACTCATTTTTGACAGCCCCGTAATGGTGTATCATGCCCCCATGGAAGACAGGGCTGGAGCTCCAACGGGTAAGGTCTGGGCAATCTATTTTCTATATGCCCAGCAGTTCCCTTTGTCTATCAGCCTTGACCAGAGAGGCCCAGATGACGCAGACCCCTACGCCGTGACCATCGCAGACGGAGAGGAAGTTTTTATTCGGCTCTCTGATGAAGAGGTGAGTTGGCTGATAGCCAAGAAAGTGGGCATCTCATGAGCAGGCTTCTTCTTATCGTCCCAAGTCGGAAGCGCCCTAAGGCATGTGGGGAACTCCTTGAGGAGTTTCTGAAGACGTCTGATGATGCTGAGATCATCTTCGGCCTAGACGATGACGATAAGAGCGAATACCCAAGAGGCGTTTTAGAGGTTGCCGAGATCAATCCCCGCCTAAGAATGGGTGGAACCCTTAACCTTCTTGCGGCAAAGTACGCCAGCAAATATGAATTCCTTGCTTTCATGGGCGATGATCACCGACCAAGGACCAAAGGCTGGGACACAATCCTTTGTGATGCTATCGGAGATGCCCCTGGGGTTGCCTACGGCGATGACTTGCTCCAGGGTGCAAACCTGCCAACTGCCGTGGTCCTCTCATCAAAGATCGTCCAAAGCATCGGCTATATGGTTCCGCCATCGCTGGTGCATATGTATATGGACAACTTCTGGAAAGAATTTGGCGAGGGGCTAGGAAACCTTTCCTATTGCCCAGATGCGATTATTGAGCATCTCCACTATCTTGCCGGCAAGGCAATAAATGATCTTCAGTATCAAGAAGTCAACGCTTCCCATGTGTATGAGAAGGATCGCATCTCGTATGAGGACTACAAGAAAACCCAGATGCAGGCAGATCTAATGCTGGCGCTGAGAAAGTGAAGATTCTCGTCACTGGTCACAAGGGATTTGTCGGTCGTCACTTCACCAAGTACTACCGAGACAAGGGACACGATGTATTCGGCGTAGACATTGCGGCAGATAACCCACGGGACGCTCGTGACTTCTTCCGAAAAGACGACATTCAATGGGATCTTGTCGTTCACCTCGCAGCAGTAGTTGGCGGCAGAGCAAAGATTGAGGGGGATCCGCTCTCCGTTGCCGTAGATCTCTCCATTGATGCGGAGATGTGGCAGTGGTCAATTCGCACGAAGCAGAAACGAGTTGTGTACTTCTCTTCTTCCGCGGCCTATCCGATTGAACTGCAGACTAGGGAAGATCATGTTTCGCTTGCGGAACACATGGTCAATCTCAATGACATCCGCAGCCCAGATTTCACCTACGGGTGGTCCAAACTCACTGGGGAATACCTAGCGCAGTTTGCTGAGTCCGAGGGGGTACGCACACATATCTTCCGGCCGTTCTCCGGATACGGAGAAGATCAGGCGCTTGATTACCCATTCCCATCATTTATTGACCGCGCCAAAAGGAAAGCAGATCCATTTGATGTCTGGGGCGATGGGCTTCAGACTCGGGACTTTATTCATATTGACGACATTGTGGAAACCGTCAATGCCGCAGTTGAGCAGGATTACAGGGAGCCGCTCAACATAGGAACAGGCAGACCAACCTCCTTCCTTGATCTCGCTGATCTGGTGTGCAGGGAGGCTGGCTATTCCCCTCAAATTGTTACTCACCCAGATAAGCCCGTTGGGGTGTTCTGGAGAGTGTGCGATCCGGTAATGAGTTTCCAGGTGTGGAGTCCACGAGTAACTCTTGAGGAAGGCATAAGAAGGGCTCTTTTGACAGGGTGATCCTTAACGGCTAGTATTACCCCAGAAAGGAGGCACTATGAAGCCTTTGGAGTACCTAATTTATAAAGACGACGATCAGACATTTGAGAAGGTCTTTGGCAAGATTTACAACGAAGCCTATGAGCTGCTCTGCCAGAAGCAGGCACGATATGGCGACTCCAACATTGAGCAGCTTGGTCTGCATGGCGTAGTTAGCAGAATCGGCAATGACAAGATTGCTCGAGCGCGAAAGTTTCTACAAGGAAAAGTCTTGGACGGTCAAGTCATTCTTGACCCGCTAGACCCAGACACAGATGAGTCGCTAACCGATACCCTCCTAGATATTGCCAACTACGCGCTTATTGCCGTTGCGCTGAAGCGCGGGCTATGGGGATCTCCGATGGAGAGAGATCTCCCAGAGCGACCAGAGAAGTGAATGGCGCCCTACTTGAAGCCATAAAGGCTGCAAGGAATGAGGGAAAGGCAGATGGAATCAGGGAGTGCGTTCGTGCGCTTCACTCGGCAAAGGCATGGACGTCAGCGCAGGAGTGGGATACTGAATACCATCGCGGCCTGAGGGACGGCATTGTTTTAGCCCTAGAAGCGATTGGAGATAACAGATGGGAAAAACGACGCGGTATGAAGTCTGGAAACTTGAGAGAGCAGAAGAAGGGATAGGGTATAGATGGGCAATATGGGACCGAGATACAGACATGGTGGCAAAAAGCGGAAGATCACTAAGCGCCGACATGGCGACGAGGGACACGAAGTTCTGGCTTGGTTTTCTGACGGATATCGCCGCAAGGCTAGATCCAATAAAGAAGTGATGTCTCGCTGGCTCTCCGGATCTTTCCTTCTGAGCAATCCTGCTGCAGCGAAAAGGTTGCCAGATCACACCATACAGGGGATGACTACATCCATGGCAATGGTCGCAGCGTATGTCTCGTCTAATGGAAAATGTGAAGTCTCTATAAGCGAGCCAGATGTCACCAATCCATATTGGCAGAACGAAATCTCCATGTTCGTCGGTGGTATTCTTAAGCAAATTACGATTGAATCGGTGGATGCGAATGAGATGATGTCCGCGTCATTAGGGTGGATAAATCAGGTCTCTGTCAATGCCCGCTAAAGATCAACTCCGCGAACTACTTAAGACGGCTCTGATGGGTGATATCACCCCGATGCTTCGCGGGATTGGGATTAGTCAGCGAGGAAAGCTAGAGATCTTTGCTAGGTTAGCTTACATTGCTGGAATTAGAAGGGCGATTGAAATAATTGAGAATTCCGAGAAGGAGGACGCCAATGGCAGAGCACCAGATCGTAGTTGACGAGCGGGGTCAGCCCATGAAGGGGTGGCACTGCACGAAGTGCGATACTCGCATACCTGATGAGGTGATGGTTAAGTACCCAGAAACACTATCTGCAACGCTAAAGAATGCAATGTGCCATAAGTGCAAGAAAATGAAAGTTATTAAATTCTGGGATCAGAGCAACTAAAATCTACTCCCAGCTTTTGCTGAAGTAAAGTAAAACTGAGATCCCGACAAGTCCGCAGCATATACCAAAGCATCAACAAGGTCATCATGCTCGCCGTTTGGGAACGCCGCCATCTCTGCCTCAAGATCCTTAATGCCTGGCGCACCCTTCAGATGGAATACTTTTCCGGATTCATATCTTGCAGCAAGCGCCCTAGCCCTCGTCACCTTATCCTTATCGGGTCTAATCGGTCGCGCCGGCAAATTAGTAGTTCCGAGAACTTCGCGAACAAAAGTACTCTGATGCTGAACGGATTCAATATTTACTGACTCAAGGCTTCTTGGGCTATCGCTTACTTCGTTGGAGTTTGCGACTAGGTATTGAGGCCAAAGCAACTTTGGGCCATCATCGGCGACCAACTCTCCGCCCCTAGTCACCCCCGTTATCCAGTCACGGTGACCCTCTACGAGGCGAGCCTTCCAGGCCCCTATGACATAGAGGTTGTGATCCTGATCCTCTATAACCTCTACGCATGAGGTGTAGTCGCTTCTTTGCGAGGCAGAAGACGCAAGGTCAATTCCCACGCGGCGCGATCCGGTTGGGACCTTATCAACATACTTAAATCGGTCATATCTGAATATGTTGCCGCCCATTGAAGTAACGTCATTCTGAAACTGAAGCATGAAAATTGGAGTTCCCAGCTCTTCTCTCTTTTTATCCATATCAGCAACTGAGTACATCTCTGGCCAGAGGATCTTGTCGCCCTCAACAGCCCTGCGCAACATGACTGGCGTTCCCTTTTCTTCAAGGTCATTATAGAAATCGTCCTCATGCCAACGGGTTCCGATGTACCAGCGCTTTGCTCCAGGAACAAGCATGGGGTCAACTACCTGCCAGTATGTGTCAGAAGCCTTTTGTCGCTGTACCGCCGTGGCATTTTCCTTCATTCCGACCATGTCATCTCCAATTAAAATATCAAGACGAGCGCCAGGCTTGATTGAACCCAAGCCGTCGGCAAAGCATGTCGCGTCCTTTCCCATGCTGGCACCCTTAATGGTCCACACCTCGTCGGTCCACTTTGGGCCAGCAACCCCATCTCTGGCCCACTCAAAAATCTCAGCAAAATATGGAGATTCAATAATTGCCTTGATTGCCCTAGAGCGTGCAAGGGCATCAGAAAGCACGGAGGTGAGGATGCCAACTCGTATCTTCCCTTGGTTTACACCGATAAGTCGCGCTACCCTATGAATCAGTTGAGTTGTTTTGGCATGCCCTCGAGGCATAAGAACAAGCGCCCGCTCACTTTTATCAAGGAAGCGCTCCATCTCGCGCAAGTGTTTTGGAAACACCAAGTTGCTGACATACTCCGCGAAAGCGGCGTCAGATGTTTTCGCTTGTTCCCTCAACCACAGTCGGTAGTCCTTGCTGTCCATCTTTCACCTCCTCTAGCGCCTCTGCCCAATTCCTCAGACGCTTGGCAAGTTCTTCAGCATTCAGCCCGTCTAGCGCGTGGTCGCTCATCTGCATCTGGAGCGGACCGCCGCCAGGGCCGGTGATCTCGGTCTTCTCTGCTTCATATGCGCCAGTGAGCTTGGCGATCCTATCAAGAACCTCAAGCTGCAACTTCAGAAAGGCAACCTGACCACCAAAGGAATTTTTACGCGCTTCCGTGTGACCCTGCGCAGCCATCTTGGCAATCAGGTTCGCGCGCTCAAGCAGCTCCGCCTTGCTCTCAGCCTTCCCTATTCCTTCCTCTATCCACTGCTTGCGGATCTGATATACGTACTTTCGTACCGTGTCAGGCTTAAGGTCAACAACTGTGGATATCTCGTCATAGCGAGCGCCCTGAAGCATAAGGCGCTTTATTTTGAGGACTAACTCCTCTTGCGCCTCCCGGGAGCGACGACCAATCTGCGGCATGTAACAATCATAACATAGAATCTTGTCTTGACAGCAAGTTGTCAGATTTCTGCAGATGCCCTACGATGAAGCCATGAAGCCAACACCAGAAACCCACCAGTTCCGAGTGGTATTAATTGAGCAGATGCGAAAACAAGGCATCACATCAAACCACCTAGCAAAAAAGATGAAGGTTAGCCACACCTCCGTGCGGATGTGGGTTAACGGCAAGACCCTGCCAACATGGGCCAATATCTCACTTCTTGCAGACTATCTTGATTCGCCAGGAATTGCCAAGTTTGGGCATAAGGCCCTTGAGCGCACCTGCGAATTTTGCGGAAAGAAGTTCAATATCACAGAACTTCGCTATGGCGCATCAAAGACCTGCAGCCAAGTGTGCTCGCGAAAGATGCACCGAACTGGTATGAAGGTGAACAAGGAAATCAAAGTACTTAATGCCATTGCCGACTACTGCAGGACCGATTGCGAGTTTGGGCGTAGTGGGTCATGCCGGAATTCTGCCTGCTTCCTTGCTCCATTCACGCCACTTCCATTTGATGAGCCATCTATGCGCACTCCGTCAAATCGCAGGCCCATGAGTCACGAGGATCGGCAAAAAAGGTCTGAGTGGTCTAAGAAGTACTTTGAGGTAAGGGAAAATAGGGAAAAACAAGCCGCGCGAACTAGGGAGGCATTGGCGGGTCTATCTGAAGCGCAAAAAGAAGCCCACCGAAATTCTATCAGTAAGCACTACGAAAATAAGCGAATATCCGCAGAAACCGAGGCTATGGAGTAGGTTGCCGCCAGCCGCTACAATGCGGCAATGGCGCTTTCTAGCTACGACATTTCCGCAGATCAAGGATCGGACCTTGACACACTTATCACCTATACGGATGATTCGGGTCTTCCGGTGAATCTAACGGGATGCTCTGCAAGAATGCAAGTTCGCCAGTTTGCCGGTTCTAGCGCTTCAAGGCTTAGTCTCACAAGTTCAAGTGGGATTACTCTTGGCGGGGTATTGGGAACAATAAGAATTTCCATTTCGGCCGCGGCTCTTTCGCTCGTCCCGGCAGGATCGTATGTATATGACATTGAGCTTGTTGATACGACCCAGGTCGTTCTTAAGATACTTTCCGGTAAATTCGTAGTGAATGCAGAGGTAACAAAGTGAGCCCACTATCAGTCACTAAAGTCAATCGGAATGTCACGGTTTCCGGTACTGCCAACTCAACCTTAACCATTGGCGGTGGCCCATCCGCTGGAAATCCGCATGGCACGTACACCCATACACAAGCATCTGCATCGTCAATATGGACAATAACGCACAACTTGAACTGCTATCCAGCAGTATCAATCGTAGATTCTGCAGGGAGCTTGGTTTTTGGGGAAATTGAGTATATTAGCGCCAATGTGGTGCGAGTTACATTTGCCGCCGCATTCGGCGGAAAAGCCTATCTAAACTAAGGAGAGAGCAAAGTGGCAAAGTTTCTTACCAATCTAGATCTTCAGAAGAATGAGCT